CGTGGTTCGGCCCATCTGATGATGGACGTTACTCCGCAGTGGCGATGTACGGCCATCTTTAGTTGGGTCGGATCCTCTTCAAACCAAAATTATGCAACAACTTCAACTAGCACTTTTCCAGAAGATTATTATCTTCTTAGATAGGTACTACTTGAAGGTTGATGTTAATCTTGGACTTATCCGAGAATGGGTTTCACTAGTGGATAAAAGATTGACCACAAGGGGTCCCGTTGACACTGTAGCTTGGATCAAGTTGATCCGCTTAGCCTCAACGAGATACCTTTGTGGGTCACCTTTATCACCTAGTGAATGCCCTGGGGTGGAACTGGACGAAGGCGGTCTACCGAAGATCGCCGTCGCTCAGCTCCTCCGTGACCGTCAGCCTAACCACGTACGACTCGGTCTAACATTACTCAATGTAAGCCGGATCGTAAAAGGGACGAAGACCGCCGATCTCAGCACGATTACAGAGCCAGGGAAAGATTTTGACTCCAGTATAGGAGCTTCTTTCGCTGCCACTGTAAAAAGGCTGGGATGGCGTCTTCCTCGCCCCGCGTGGGAAGGATGGCATGTCACTACCAAGGCAGGCCCGAATGCTCAAGCTCTATTGGGTGCCATCGAGGATGTGTCCCTCCTCTCAGATGACAATATAAGGGATATTGGCATCCTGGGAGGAGAGGACATTGTCCGGGCGATTGGAACCCTCCAGCTTTTCAGCCCCCTTGCTTGGCTTAGTAAGTTTGGATTGTCTCCGAAGGGTCGGAGGTCTAAACTAGCTAGGATCAAGGACAAGGAAACTAAGTGCCGGATTGTTGGAATCCTTGATTATCCGACACAGTCAGCGCTTTACCCTCTACATAATGCCCTTATGGGCCTTTTGAAGAGGCTGAAGCCTGATTGTACGTTTAATCAAGGTTCCTTTAGAGCCACACTACCTCTGAAAGGACCGTATTACTCATATGATCTGTCAGCGGCTACGGATCGATTTCCCTGCAAGCTGCAGGAGATCGTTCTTTCGCAACTAATAGACGCTGAGTATGCGGCGGCATGGTTGAGAGCTACAACAGACCGAGACTTTGCGGTCACATGGGTCCGACCAGCCGAGAACATTCGTTACTCGGTTGGGCAGCCCATGGGAGCGTATAGTTCTTGGGCTCTGTTTGCAGTTTCTCATCATGTTGCTGTACGCCTCGCAGCTGAAAGAGCTGGATTTCCAGACTTTCAGGCTTATGCGCTATTGGGTGATGACATTGTCATCACTAATAGCGAAGTAGCACGCGAGTACCGTACACTTCTCAAAGAGATAGGTGTAAGCATTTCCGACACAAAGTCACATGTATCATTAGATACATATGAGTTTGCTAAGAGATGGATACACCGTGGAACTGAGGTATCCCCCGCACCCTTAGGTTCTCTATTCGAAGCGATGCGCCTCGATAAGAAGTGGACAGGCGGTTTTTCTCACCCTGAGAAAGGCGTTCTGTTCATTTCTTATTACGAGGTCGCAACTTGGTTTAGAGAACTTGAGGCGCGGTGGACACCACGATCCTACACTGTGGTAACCCGGGGCTTGGTAGCTTCACTCTTAAAGCTTCTCCTCAAGTCGACTGC